TGAAGACTTGGACGAGAGCGTGCTTACAGAGCTTGCTGGCGACCTGCTTGGTGAGTTTGACGAAGATATCAGCAGCCGCAAGGACTGGATACAGACTTATGTAGACGGTCTTGAGTTGTTGGGTATGAAGGTCGAAGACCGTACGGAACCTTGGCCCGGTGCATGTGGTGTACATCACCCACTGCTGGCCGAAGCGGTAGTTAAATTCCAAGCCGAGACTATGAGCGAGACATTCCCAGCCCAAGGGCCGGTGCGTACGCAGATAATCGGTAAAGAGACTATAGAGAAGAAGGACGCCGCTGCACGCGTCCAAGAAGATATGAATTACCAGTTGACCGATGTGATGGTCGAGTATCGTCCTGAGCACGAGCGCATGTTGTGGGGGTTGGGCCTTGCAGGTAACGCGTTCAAGAAGGTGTACTACGACCCATCACTCGGTCGTCAGGTTGCAATGTATGTAACTGCGGAAGACGTAGTTGTGCCTTATGGCGCGTCCAGCTTGGAAGTCGCTGAACGCGTCACCCACGTGATGCGGAAGACCCCGAACGAGCTTAAAAAGCTCCAAGCAAATGGGTTTTACCGTGATGTAGACCTACCAGAGCCCGTCAATTCGATGGATGAGGTAGAGCAGAAGATTTCGGAACAGCTTGGCTTCCGTGCAGAGACCGATGACCGGTACAAACTGCTAGAAATGCACGTAGATTTGGTCATTGAAGACGATGACTACCGTGACGAAGAGGAAAACAAGCTTGAAATAGCACTCCCATACGTTGTTACCATAGATAAAGAGACCGAGACGGTCCTATCTATTCGCCGGAATTGGAACCCCGATGATAAAAAGAAACTTAAACGCAATCACTTCGTACATTACTCGTACGTCCCGGGCTTTGGCTTCTACGCTTTTGGCCTTATTCACCTTATTGGTGCTTTTGCTAAGTCTGGTACCAGTCTTATTCGTCAGCTTGTCGATGCTGGTACTCTATCTAATCTCCCGGGCGGGTTCAAAACTAAAGGCTTGCGTGTCAAGGGTGATGACACCCCGATAAGTCCTGCTGAATGGCGCGATGTAGACGTCGCTAGTGGTACAATGCGTGATAATATCATGCCACTACCCTACAAGGAACCTTCACAGGTTCTTTACTCCCTTCTTGGTACTATTGTAGACGAAGGTCGTCGCTTCGCTGGTATGGCGGACATGAAGGTGTCTGACATGTCTGCACAGGCTCCTGTGGGCACCACACTAGCTATTCTTGAGCGTACGTTGAAGATGATGAGTGCCGTGCAGGCACGTGTCCACTATGCGATGAAGCGCGAGTTCCAGCTTCTTAAGGGCATCATACGCGACTACACACCAGATGCGTACAGCTTTGAGCCAGAAGAAGGCGGTCGTAGGGCCAAGAAGTCTGACTACGACAACGTAGATGTTATTCCTGTATCTGATCCTAACGCTGCCACTATGGCGCAGAAGATTGTACAGTATCAGGCTGTTATCCAGTTGGCACAGGGCGCGCCGCAAATCTACGACCTGCCCTATCTACACCGTCAGATGCTTGAGGTGCTAGGTATCAAGAACGCGCAGAAGCTCGTACCACTCAAAGATGGTGACGACATGAAGCCGCGTGACCCTGTGTCAGAAAATATGGACATCATTAACGGTAAGCCCGTTAAGGCGTTTATCTACCAAGACCACGAAGCACATATCATGGTGCACACTACCGCAATGCAAGACCCTAAGATTATGCAGCTTCTGGGCCAGAACCCTAATGCACAGTCTATGATGAGTGCAATGCAAGCGCATATAGCTGAACACCTTGCGTTCGAATACCGTAAGCAAGTCGAAGCACAGGCCGGTGTACCGCTGCCACCACCAGAGGCAGAGATGGACAAAGACACCGAACTGGCTGTCTCCCGTCTAGCTGCACAGGCAGCGCAACAACTGCTCCAGAAGAACCAAGCCGAAGCTGCACAGCAGCAGGCACAGCAGACAGCGCAAGACCCAATCGTCCAGATGCAGATGCAAGAGCTGGAGATTAAGAAGGGTGAACTCGAACTCAAGCGGCAGAAGATGCAGATTGACGCCGCAGAGAAGAACGACCGACTCGAGCTAGAGATGGCGCGTATCGAGTCGCAAGAAGAGATAGCTGGCCTAAACGTCGGCGCAAAACTTGCCACTTCCAAAAGTCAAATGGAAGCTAAGCAGGAAGCAGAAGGACTCCGCATGGGTATCGAAATTGCCCGTGAAGCCCTCCAAAGTGAACAACCCGTTCCCAACCAAGCAACGCCCAAGGAGAATGAATGACAAATGAGTTACTGATGTACCTGTCAAAAAAGGTACAAGATGAGATTGACGTAATTAGCGGCGACCTCGCCCGTGGCACTGCAAAGGACCATGGGGAATATAAATATGCCTGCGGAATTATTCGCGGACTTATGATGTCAAACGGTTTCATCGCTGAAACCGCACAAAGAATGGAACATGACGATGACTGAAGAGGACAATACTCTCCCCGTACTACCAGAGATTTTTCTGGCTACGGACGTAAATAACATCGAGGACGCAACAGTCCTACCCGACACTGACGATAAGAAAGCCAAGCAGCTTCCAGACCCATCAGGCTATCGCATATTGTGTGCTATCCCTGAAGTCGAAGACAAGACCGCTGGCGGTATCTTCAAGGCCGACTCTACCAAGCAGTATGAAGAACTCACTACCCCAGTGCTTATGGTGCTTAAGATGGGTCCAGATTGCTACAAGGACGAGAAACGTTTCCCGTCTGGCCCATGGTGCCAAGAAGGTGACTTCATTCTGACCCGCCCAATGGCAGGTAGCCGTGTGAAAATTCACGGTCGTGAGTTCCGCCTAATCAACGACGACAGTGTAGAAGGTGTTGTTGAAGACCCACGGGGTATTTCCCGCGCTTAACGGACGTAACCCGTACAAGGAGAAGTAAAATGACCATGCAGAATGATGACTTCGAGGATTTTTCCTACGAAGTCGAAGACGAAACCCCCGTTTCTGAGGCTAATACGCCCGAAATTGAAATTGAAGATGATACCCCTGAAGCAGATCGTGGCCGTGAGCCAATGCCGAAGGAACTTGTTGAAGAACTGGAAGCTGATGAGCTCGAAGACTATTCCGACAAGGTAAAGACACGTCTGAAGCAGATGAAGAAAGTCTGGCATGACGAGCGTCGTGAAAAAGAACGCGAGATGCGTGAAAAGACAGAAGCTCTTTCTGTTGCGCAACGTATTCTTGAAGAGAACCGCAGGTTAAAAAATACACTAGCACAGGGCGAACAGTCGCTAATTGGTAGCTATAAACAAACTGCGGAGTTTGAGGCTGCTGCAGCCAAACGTGAGTTTAAAGAAGCCTACGAGTCAGGTGATGCAGACCGTCTAGCAGACGCTCAAGAGAAGCTTGCTGAAGTTAACTACCGGATGCAGCAAATAAATAATTATCGTCCTACTTTACAGGAGGAAGATAAGGAGGTAGAAATACCTCAACAGCAGGTGCAAATTCCGCAGCCTGACCAGAAAACTATGGCGTGGCAAGAGCGCAATACGTGGTATGGTACAGACCCGGAAATGACCGCAACTGCTCTTGGGCTTCACCAGAGGCTCATAAATGAACGTGGCCCGCAGTTTGCAGGCACCGACGAATATTGGGGCGTTGTAGACAAAACTATGCGCCGTCGCTTCTCCGATTACTTCGGAGATGAAATGGATTACGGTGACACCAAGCCCGCTGCACGCGAACAAAAAGCGTCATCGGTCGTTGCTCCAGCCTCACGAACACGGTCCCCCAAAAAGATTGTGTTGAAACAGTCCCAGTTGGCAATCGCAAAACGTCTAGGCTTAACAGCTGAACAGTATGCCCGTGAACTAGTGAAGATGGAGAATTAAAATGACTGATATTATTGACGCCCTAGAAGGTAAATCGGGTTTGACCCGCGCCCCTCGTGAAACTCGTGCAGAAGCTGAACGTCCTAAAGTATGGCAACCGGCATCGACCCTGCCAGAACCGGACAAGCAAGCTGGTTATGCGTATCGTTGGATACGTGTAGCATCAATGGGCCAAAACGACCCTCGCAATATCTCGTCCAAACTACGGGAAGGTTGGGAGCCAGTTAGCATCAAGGAACAACCTCAGTTCCAGATGTTGGTAGACCCTGATAGCCGTTTCAAAGACAACATCGAAGTCGCAGGACTGTTGTTGTGCAAGGCACCGGAAGAACTGATGCGTCAGCGTAAGGAATACTTTGCTGCTAAAAATCAGTCTCAGATGGACTCCGTGGACAATAACTTCATGCGTGAGAACGACGCTCGTATGCCACTCTTTAGGGAAAAACGGTCTACGACGTCATTTGGCAAAGGCAAATAGCTAAAGGAGCTATAAAATGGCATACCCTTCTGTTACCAGCCCTTACGGGCTAATCCCGATCAATTTGATCGGCGGACAGGTTTTTGCTGGTGCTACTCGTCAACTTCCAATCGCGGTTAACTCCTCGACTGCCATCTTCTATGGTGACGTCGTTAAGTTGCTCGCAGGCGGTACTGTTGGCAAGGACACTGGTACAGACTCGGCCACCCCTGTCGGTGTTTTCCTCGGTTGTACCTATACGGACCCAACCTTTGGTTTGACATTCCGTCAGTACTACCCCGGCACCACGAGCATCAGCGACATCACAGCATACGTTCAGGAAGACCCTGATGCGTTGTTTAAGGTTGCTGTATGCGCTGGTACCAACTCGAACACCGTTAGCTACCTCACTCAAGCCGCTGTTGGCTCGAACGTGAAGTTGGCAAATGGTGCGAACAACGTAGGTTCAACTGCGACTGGTAACTCTAAGGTCGGTGTTGACTCGACTGAAGGTACTACTTCGACGTGGCCTATCCGCGTTGTGGACGTTGTCCCTGAAACTGCTTTGGCAGGTAGCCCCGGTTCTTACACCGAAGTTATCGTCAAGTGGAACCAAGGCACCCACAGCTACCTCAACCCAACCGGTCTGGCATAAGGAGACTGAACAATGGCAATTTCACGCGCACAACTTCTTAAAGAACTGTTGCCCGGACTGAACGCTTTGTTCGGCCTTGAGTATGCACGTTACGGCGAAGAGCACAAAGAAATCTACGAAACAGAGACTTCTGAGCGTTCTTTCGAAGAAGAAACCAAGCTGTCGGGCTTCTCGGCTGCTCCGGTTAAGAACGAAGGTTCGGCCATCGCGTATGACAACGCACAGGAAGTCTTCACCGCTCGCTACAACCACGAAACGATTGCCCTCGGGTTCTCGCTGACGGAAGAAGCGATTGAAGATAACTTGTACGACTCCTTGTCGTCGCGTTACACGAAGGCACTGGCTCGCGCCATGGCTTACACCAAGCAGACCAAGGCTGCTGCAACCCTGAACAATGGCTTCGACACCGATTATCCCGGTGGCGACGGCGTTCCATTGTTCTCGGCTTCACACCCATTGGTTTCTGGTGGCACGAACTCGAACATCCCAAGCACTCCTGCTGATTTGAACGAAACGTCGCTTGAAGCGGCTGTAATTCAGATTGCAGCGTGGACGGATGAACGTGGCCTGCTCATCGCGGCTAAACCGCGTAAGCTCGTCGTACCACCAAGCCTGATGTTTGTTGCTACTCGCTTGCTCGAAACCGAACTTCGCGTTTCGACTGCGGACAACGACATCAACGCACTGAAGTCAAACGGCTCGATCCCAGAAGGATACGCTGTAAACCACTTCTTGACCGACACGGATGCTTGGTTCTTGACCACAGACGTGCCAAACGGTCTGAAGCACTTTGTTCGTACGCCAATGGCGACGGGCATGGACGGTGACTTCGATACTGGTAACGTACGTTACAAGGCTCGTGAGCGTTATTCGTTCGGCTGGTCAGACCCTCTGGGTATGTACGGCAGCGAAGGCGCAGCCTAATAAGTTTCCCCGAGAGCGTAGCTCAAGGGAACGGGGGGAAGGGAGGAGAGAAATCTCTTCCCTTCTTTTTTATATGTGCTATATCTACGCTACTAGGGAACAATATTCGTACCGACCGGCCCAGCGGACTTAGTAGAGACGGTACGTACGAGTGCTACTACACAGGAGATAAATCATGGCTAATACCACATTTAACGGTCCAGTTCGTTCTGAGAACGGCTTCCAAACAATTTCAATCGACGGCTCGACCGGCACTGTAACAGTCACCGGCACTTTCGGTGCAGCTACTTCGGTAACTTCTTTGGCTGCAACGAGCACGGTTACCGCTCGTAGCGCTTCGGGCCTCACCGCTGGCGGTGCTTCTGCATTCATCGGCACTAACGTCGCCGCTGGTATGGGCATCTATATGGGTTCAGGCGCTCCGACTGTTGCAGCAGCTAAGGGTTCGCTCTACCTGCGTAGCGATGGTTCGGGTGTAGGCGACCGTGCATACATCAACACCAACGGCACGACCGGCTGGGCTGCAATTACTACTGCTTCGTAATCGGTAACAACCTCTAAGAAGGAGAATACTGATGGGTATGCAATATGATGTCAAATCCAAACATTTGGGCGCTTCAGGCGTTGCGTATGGCTCCCGTACGCGCCTGAAGGGGGCTATTATCTCTGCAAATGCGGCTGCGGCACAGAGGAACGTCCTCTCT